AAGCTTTTATGAACGATTGTTTGGAACGTGCTCTATCAACTTTTGCTCAATCTTTTGTTGCCCTTGTCGGCACTGATGGTGTCGGCATCCTTGATGTTGGCGTGGTGGACTCGCTAATCGCATCACTGGCAGCAGGTCTACTTGCTGTTCTTAAAGCAGTAGCCAACGCAAAACGAGCTGCTGCTTAACATGGCTAAAGTTATTCCGTTTAAAGAATGGACTAAACGAGGCCGCTGGCGATTCACATACCCGTTTCGAGGCCCAGCAAAAGGCGTCGTCGTCCACCATTCAGTAACACGTCAACTAACTTCAGCAGTTGAATCTGCTCGTGTAGTTGAAGAAGTAACATACAAACGTGGTTCATTCGCCATGATCCCTTACAGTTACTTGCTTCACTACGACGGCACGATCCTAGAAGGCAGAGCTAACCGGTGGCGTAACGGGGCCAACAGAAACGATCTTCGTCGGCTTAGCTTGTCAAACAGTAATACTATTTCTGTTTGCATTCCTGGTGACATGCGAAATGACAAGATCACAACTGCTCAACAAGCTGCATTCCAGTGGCTGTTGAACGACTTGAAACGTCGCAACATAATCACTCCAGATGCAACAGTTGTACCTCATAATGCTTTAGCAAATACTCTTTGCCCATCCTTTAATGTTCAAGAACTTTTGCTTGACAATAAAGAATATGAAACTGGAGGAGGTGACGAAATGAAAATTATTAACGACCCCGAAAGCAACCGAATGTTTGCTGTCTGGACTCATGAAGGCACTACTATCGTTCGTGAATACGTCTCATACAGAGGTCCAGAATTTGGTGAAACTATGCCTGGATTTGCTTACATTATTGATGAGCAAATCAAGAAAGGCAACATTAAGAAAGCTTAATCGTTGTCAGTTTCGTCTTCGTTCATGTCTAAAATATCTGGGATACCAAACGGTGCAATTTCTAAAGCCAAATCGGTAATAGTAGAACACACCGCAGAAAATTCTACCGACGTTAGAAGGTTAAGACGCTCTTCTCTGTAGATAACAACTGGAGCGTCACTTACGGGATTCCAAGCGACACAAAGTAGAATATCTAAATTACTTGTGTCAGCATATTCGCTATTCACTTGGTTCTCTTTCTTTGAAAGTAGGTTTGTTAACGATTTCGTCAAGACATTCAATTTGTTTATCACCACGTCCATGCGGTTTACAAAAAGAATAATGAGCAATACCTGAACGAGTCGGTCCACCACAGTCATAACAAACTTTACTGTACGGATCGTACAAGTCACGGCTTTTGTAAGACGACGCTCGCGAAACAACTTCTGCAAGTGACGGCGGGAACTTATCGCCTTGCTCTGCAAACGATTCAATAGCACGATTCATGTCTGCGTAAGGAATATCACCGGCGTGTTGCGCCCACTCCATAGCAGTCTGCGAAGTTACTTTGAAAGGATTGCCCCACAGTTGCTTCATCTTGATAACGAGAGCTTCAGCATCTGATTTAATCAAAGATTGCTTCTTCCATTTCGCTCCAAGCAACATACAAATCTCCAATTTGTTCACAAATAGAGTTTGTGTGTTTGTACAACAGCATCCAACGTTGACGTTCTTCGTTTTGACTAGCCGTTGCTGCGTACCTAAACATTTCAGCTAGCTGCTGATAATTTTCCATACTTTGCATTGTGTCTTCTGGCAGTTCCATAATTCTCCTTTAAAAAGATAAAGGGGCAAGCCACGACGAGATCAATCGTGACTTGCCCCTTTCTTCCACAACAGTGTTCAAACAAGGATGTAACCCTCACCCCGTTCGGAATTCTCCTCCGACTCTATTCTGTTATGGGGTACGTTTCTTCAACTCGCGTTTAACTCGCTTGATCCAATCAGTTGGTTTCTCGTTAGGCAGAATATCTAAGTTATTGCCCAACTTTCGCAAGGGTTCTGGATCAAATATCTTTTTAACTTGTCCCATTAGAAAGGTTCATGCCCTTGAGGGACAACAGGTGTAGCACCAGGAAAGCTAGCGACAACGTCTGCTGCTCTATTCAACGGAGGACGAACCATCGTAGCCATATCCCAAACATTGCACTTCCAACCCATCTTAGGCTGGCCGTCCTTGTTGACATACGAATCAGAAACAAACTTGCCACGAATAATAACTCGCGTACCCTTCCCTGAAGACTTAGAGTATTCTTCGCCTTCAGCAGTTGAGTTGTTCTGATCCGGCCACACAGTTAGATCAACAAACGTAGTAGGATCATCCTTCTTCAAAGAATACGCCAAAGCATTCTCGAAAATAATTTTGTCTTCACCGTTTACCTGCACATTCTTTGCCACCCAATCGCGACAAAGGTTTCCGTGCAGATAACCAATACCTTCACTTACTGTCATTATCATTTTCCTCCTGCGCCATATTATCTAGCACATAATTTTCTTGTGACCAGAGATGCAAGCCAACGCCTACCCTCATTGCACAACGTTTAACCGCATCAGATACGGCGTTCTTCAAGTTTGAACCATTGTTAGGACCAGGACGTTCCACATCTCCAGCCTCTTCAATAACAACAGTTTCGCCATCAATCATAAACGTACAACGCAACACACACCCTTGCAAAATATGGTCTGCGTTGTAAATAATTTGCACAACCTCTTGCGAAACAGGGCCAACCTTTGCCAACAGAATCTGCTGAATATCAGCATGAGAAACATAATCAGCCTGAAAACCACCAGGCTTTGTTTTCACATACGACTTCGGAATTCGTTTAACAAGATTAGCAAGCTGAGGACCAAACGAACTTGACATGGTTACAGGCGATCTGCCTCAACCTCGTCAAGATAATGCTCTTCTTCAAGCGCCAACTTCAAACCCTGATGAATAAAGTGCCTAGCTTGAGCAGTCATTGAACGATCCTGCTTTTGTGCTACTGACCTCAAAGTTTCTTTGACGAGATTGTCAATTGGCACAATCATCTGCGCATCAAAATTCTTACTTCTAGTCATTTTATTTTCCTCCTCTGTAACTGAGTTACAGATTAACCATGTCAGGGCCAATCCCATAACACGAACTGTTAAACAAACAATAACGGCACTCCCAATGAGCACCCTTCTGCGGACGACCATACGGGCCAGCAACCTCAACCGTCTTCAAACGGCTCAACCCCTTCGCATCACCCGCTTCATCAAACACAATCGGAACAGCAACAGCGTTCTTCTTCAACGCTTTATCTACACGCTTAAACCGAGACAACTCAAACGCAACAACTTCTTCAACAGTCTCATTCTCGAACACTTCATCACTCAACAGAAACTCATGCTGCAACACATCACCAGCACGAATCTTGTCACGATACGAAGTTTCTTTAGCGATATAAACAATCACAATTCCTTTAGCATCCAAACCCTGAGCATACAAACCAGCTTGCGCTACATGCTCACGCTTTGGCGCTTCTCTAGCTAACTTGTAACCATAAGCAGACGCAGATTTGAACTCTACAACAACCTTGTTTCCATCTTTATAAGTCACAACAAGGTCAGCAGAACCTGACAAATCAACACCCAAATGACGACAATCAACAGGCACTTCAAGGTCAACAGTCACACCACCAACAGCGGCTTGTGTAACAAACGCTTCCTGCACAAACTCATGAATGCTTGTACCCATATGAAACGCCAACAACGTATTCATATCTGGTGATTCAGACTGGTCAAACTTGACAGCCTTAAACCACCGTTGACGCTCACAAATCCCAGCATCAGACACACGATGAACAGTATTCAACGCAGTAGGTTTCGGCCCTTCATCGTTGAACTTACGCAGTTGACCTGCATAAATAATGCCTTCGGCATCAATCAACTCGCTCTCCTTTTGTTTCGTATACGGGACCTTTCACTCGGACGAGTCCCGCCCCAGATACCGTAGTCAGCATCCCACGGATCTATTGTATCAAGCCTCCACTCCAAACAGTCGTCTTTCACCGAACAACTTTTGCAAACTTCCATCGCTCTTGTAGCAGTCGTAGGGTTAAAAAATAAATCAGTATCAATCGACTTACACGCAGCCTCAATCATCCAAGCCATATCCTCTAATTTCCTCATGCACAAATGCTACTGCCCGGTTAGCAAACTGTTCTTCTATGGGTTTGACTTTCTGCAAACTAAACAACACTGTCGTGTGATGTTTCCCAAACGCATTGCCAATCTCATAAAGCGACCAATCCAAATGACGCAACGCTAAATAAACAGCACGCCTAGCTCGAACAGCCCGCTTACTACGAGAATTAAACAACTGCTGATCGCAGAAACCAAACCGCTGATTTATGTAACGAACTACATAATCTAGTTCAGTCATTGCTTTTATCAACTTTTACACACAAATTTTCCCATGCATATTCAGCTTCGTAAATGTATTCCAAAGCATTCGTCATAGCTAACTCAACCCAAAGCGGGCGAGGAGTCGTTGCATCAGGGTATGCCTCCTGCAATTCATCCAAAGCTTTCTCAACAAGTTGGCTCAACGTATTAACTATCTCTGCTGTTTCATGCAAATTTTTAAGCGTTTTGTCAAGAACTACATCCAAATTAACCATCGTTAACTCCATGCAGTCGAACTACATCCCAAGAAGAATCATCAGCAGTTTTCATCTCACCCCAAGTGATAGCTTCATGCTTATTCATAAACGGGCCATGAACTTCAAACCCAGTACTAACGTCTCCAATAATCGTGCACCACGAATCAGGAAACTCGACATCCTCAAGCAAAGTGCTCAAGTACTCCAACATAGATTCATTACGCATTACTCTTCCTCCTCAATATTTTCTTGATTTGCAACCACGACAAGACGCACCGCTCTTGGTTTGCAATCAGGACAATGCGCATCAGCAAACGTCACACCATCCCAATCCCTGTACTCATCAAACGACCACTCATAATTTTCGTAGTCGTCCACCAATACATCAGCAGACTGCCACGCACCACTAAACTCAGTGCTATAACAGCCATCACACCGCAAAGCCCAACCTTCCGTTGGACCTTCAAACTCCAAACCCATTATCTTCTCCTTTTGTTAAAAGAACAAAGACGGGGGGGCAAGGTTAACCACGCCTTGCCCCCCCGTTAACCATGCTTAGGCGTCAACCAAGTCGCTAACCATCTTAGTTGCCTTAGCAGTCATCGGGAAATCATTGTTGATGAACTTCGTCATCATGCGCTGATCCCGATTCTTGTCGTGACCATGATAATGCTGCTCGTACTCATTAACAGCCTGAATAGCATGAAACGCAGACTGACGAGGAATCGTACCGTTCTCGTTATGCCAAATGTTTTTCAACATGACACGCGTTTCTGCCGCAGCATTCTGCGCACGCGTATTCGACTGCACCCAATCGCCACTGACAGGATGCACTTTGTACGTCGCATGAACAGGCATCTGAATAAGATCAACAAGCGTATCAAACTGCCGATTCGTAAACTCTGTATCAATCAGCCGCATAATCTCCACGTCCATCTCATCAGCCTTACGATACGCAGACTCCAACGCATACCGAGCATCAGACAAACGATCCTGAGCAGACGCAGTGTGCTTAATCGACCAGCGCATCTGCCCAAGCCGAGTAGCCAGATCATACGTGTTCTGACACACAACACGAACATTGACCACATAGACAACAAAATTGCCAGTGCCATGATGCGCAGCCACAAGCAAGAAACGCTGAGTAGCCTCTTCAGTGTTCTTAAACGCCAAAGACTCGCCAAGATCAAGCAACATCCAAGCCATAGACGAATTGAACATCGTCCCAGCAGTCACAACCGGCAAATCCAACGGCTCAACAAGCCGAACAATCTCACTGTTCTGAATGATCTCATAACGATCAGACACAATCTGAGGCTGCTTGCCAATCGACTCATACACAGGACCGCCATCAATGTCGTCAAAACGCATACGAGAAAGCAGATACCTGCCATCAATAGGCTGATACGAGTCACCATTCACAATCGTTCGCTTCATGATCTCATAATCAAGACCACCAAGCTTATAAGCGCTTGTCGGCGTCAACACCGTGTCATCAGGCAGAACCAAGCCTTTCCGATGCCACGGCGTCTCACCAACAGACACCATCATTTCAGGGATTGCACCCATTATTCCCACTCTCCTTCATTTCTGTAATGTTCGGCCATAGTTTCAGCAACATCTAACTGTATTGCTTCTAGATATTTTACATGGTTAGGTTGTTTTACCTTGAAGTAAAGCTCATCAAAAGTCAGAAGGGTCACACGATCAAGCGCCTGCTCAACCAAATAATCCCATTCCTCTTGACGATCAGCCATAATCTGAGCCAAAGCCTCATCGTATTTGTGCTTGGCTTTTTCACGGGACTTGACTAGTTCAGCCAAATCATGCTTGTACTTCTCATTGCTAGTACTCACTACACTCCTTAACTGGTAACGATACGGGTGGGGTATATTTGATAGTGAATTACTCCAGTACAAAAGAGACGGGTCATGGCCTTGCCCAACCATGACCCGTCTCTTGTTAGTAGGGCAGTTTTACCTCATGCCCAGGAGGTGGGGGGATCTATTCTGTTCTAAGTGCCAGAATCACAAAGAACATCAGCATCAACCATCCAAGCCCTGACATTAGAACGGCTCCAACAGGAAGTCTTCAAAGTCAGGCGAACCTTCCTTTTCGATTGCGTGGTCTAGCAGCAACTGCGACAGATAGTTGGCTAGTTCGTCAGCCTCACGCCAATTCATCGTCAGGTACTGCGTCATATAGGTGTTGCTTACCTGATCGTGGATATCCCAACGCATAGTAAACGCTGAACCGTTACGGTCAAATGAAAGATTCATACTGCTCTCCAAACTTGTGTGGCCCAATCGTCAATCATGCTGACAATCATTTGTGCCTCTTGACTGCGTGCGTTCAATTCCAACAGGAACTCGTCGTTAGGCCCAAAGAACCTGACCGAAGCGTTAAGCCCATCAAAATCAACCAGCTCATAACTGGCAAGGTCAGAGTACTGAATCATCAGCATCATCCTCCGGGTAGAATTCGGCCCACTCGTCAGCATCTTCTGTTTCAGCCGTTGCCTCGGCGAGTCTCTTGTCCTCACGGTAGATGGCCGCTGCACTGAGTATGTGGTCAGCCAAACTGACAATTCCCCATTCATCTGTCATGAAGAACGTGACGCTGTTGTTACCGAAGCGCACGGTAGCCCACGTTGCATACTCGTTACCTCCAACATTCACCACCGGAGATTCTCCGTCAGTGTGCATGTTGATACTCGTTGATCCATAACCCATTTTGTTTCTCCTTTGTTAGCGATTACTAAAGCGACTCATCCGAACAGGCTTCGCACCAGAAACCCAAATCACCAAACGGATTGTTTGGACGATTCGCAATACAGATCTCTCTGTGCTCAACGCTGCTGTCAGGCCAAACAACCTGAACAAAAGCACCACTTGTATACCGAATCCAATCCGCCGGAGTCACCTCCGTCGAATAAGTTTCAGCGCAATTCACACAAATTGCTTTCAAATCCATTTTTGTCCCTCCAATTTTTTTTAACTTGTATGCCAATCGGTATCGTGATAGTGAGTCCCGCGGGGGGGCGGCGCGCACATCCCGGCTCGGCGTGCGAGCGGGCCGGCGCCGTGGGGGCACCCCGTTGCTGTCGGCCCCGCCCCGTTGGGGACGGCCCCTCGTGCGGCGTCGCCGCGTACACGACGGCGCCCCGACCCGTGCGGGCCGGGGCACCTGCGCCTCCTGACGGATCAGATCAGGTCGATGATGTCGTCTCGCTCCTCGATCTCGCGGGGAGTGTTGATCGGAATCAGGGCGAGAGCCAGCGGCTCCAGGACGTCCTCGGCGGCGGTGAAGTCCGGCACCTCGAAGTACCCTGAAATCCTCGGAGCTTCCGAGTGGCCTTGCCCCATCTTGTAGGTCTTGACCGTGTGCGTCACGACCACGAAGGTGCGTTCCACTCCGTCGCTCTTGGTGACCTGGCTGACGAAGTACTTGTGGAACTCGCCATCACCGACGGGCAGATCGCCGTGGTGGGGCACGTCGTGGACCCAGGAGCCGTTGACCTTTCCTCCGAAGAGAGTCTTGGCAATCTGGATACCGTCTGTTCCATCGGGGATCACCTTGAACTGGTGGGCGTGGATTCGATCCAACGCCTCCCCGAGGATTTCTTCTGGCAATGCGGTGCTCATCTAGAGCCTCCTTGTTTCGGTTAGGGCCTCACCAAAGCGGGACGGGGGTCCCGTGACACTGTGGCATGCGTCACACCTGCGGAGCGGAGGATTGAGGAGGAGGAGGGAGTAGGAGCCGAGGAGGAGGAGTGAGGAGGAGGAGTGAGGAGGAGCGAGGAGGAGGAGGAATGAGGAGTGAGGAGGAGGAGGAGCGAGGAGGAGTGAGGAGGAGGAGAGAGGAGGAGTGAGGAGGAGGAGAGAGGAGGAGGAGTGACGAGGAGGAGGAGCGAGGAGGAGGAGTGACGAGGACGAGCGAGGAGGAGGACGAGTGAGGAGGACGAGTGAGGAGAAGGAGGAGGACGATTGACGAGGAGGATTGAGGAGGACGATTGAGGAGGAGGATTGAGGAGGACGAGGATTGAGGAGGAGCAGTGACGAGGAATGACGAGGAGCGGCGACGAGGATTGAGGAGGAATGACGAGGAGCTTCGACGAGGATTGAGGAGGAGCAGTGACGAGGAGCGCGAAACGAAGCGGACGGAAGAACCGGAATGAATGGAACGTCGTGCGGAGCGGAGAGACGAGGAACGAGGATCGGAGCGGAGCGCGATAGTGGAATGAATGGAGGTGATGACGGGAGCGTAGTGGAGTGGCGACGAGGAGCGGCGACGACGAAGGACGAGGAGTGGCGACGAGGAATGACGACGAAGGACGAGGAGTGGCGACGAGGAATGACGAGGAATGGCGACGACGAATGACGAGGACGACGATTGACGACGACGATTGAGGACGACGATTGACGACGAGGAATGAGGACGACGACGACGACGAGTGAGGACGACGAGTGAGGACGACGACGAGTGAGGACGAGGAGCGACGACGACGAGCGACGACGACGAGGAGCGACGACGACGAACGACGACGACGAATGACGACGAACGACGACGACGAGTGACGACGAGCGACGACGACGACGAGCGACGAGTGACGACGACGACGAGCGACGACGAGTGACGACGACGAGTGACGACGACGAGGCGACGCCGACCGACGACGACGATTGACGGAGCGGAGCAGGTGTGACGCATGGCATGGTGACACGGGACCCCCGTCCCGCTATGGATGTGGTCCTTAGCGAAACAAGGAGGCTCTAGATGCGCTCCGCATGGCCATAAGAAATCCTCCCCCCCTCCCTTCCCTAAGCCTTTCGTATCCTAGAAACTTTGCTGACCGAGAGGGGAGGCGTTGGATCGAATCCACGCCCTCCAGTTCACAAACAAGACAGTCCCGAAGGGGCGATCGAACGATCCCCGATGGAACTGACGGTATCCAGATTGCCACGCACTCTCTCGGTTGAAAGGTCAACGGCTCATGGGCCCACGACGTGGTCCACCACGAGCGAGATGTTCGTCGGTGATGGCGAGTTCCACCAGTACGCACGTCAGCCAGGGTGCCAAGAGCGACGGTGTGGAATGCAGATTCGTGATCGTGACGCACACGGTCAAGAGCTACAACAAGAAAGGACAGTCCCGTAGGGGCGTTTAAAAATGGGGCAAGGCCACGACGGAAGGTCCGCGCGATTTCAAGGTACTTCGAGGTGCCGGACAGCACTGCCGGTGAGGGCGGTCTGGAGCCGCTGGAATCGTCCTGATTCCGAACTACACTCCCCGCGTGATCGTGGTGCGAGACGACATCAACGGCCTGAGGTGATCCGTCAGGTGGTGCAGGGGCACCGACCCGCACGGGCCGGGGCGCCGTCGTGTACCAAGACGCCGCACTAAACAAGAACGGCGAGCGCAGCGAGCACGAAAACTGGCCGTCCCCAACAAGAGAAAGAAACGGCGAAGCACCAGAACCAAGGGGCCGACAGCAACAAAAAATAACGGGCAGCGTAGCTGCCACCATCAACCGCCTCCACGGCGCCGGACAAGCGAAGCATCGCCGACGGGACCGAAGCCGAAGCCCCTGCCCCCCCTACGCAAGTCTGACGGTGGCTTCCGGGTACGGTTGGTCTGTGCGTTCGGTTTCGGTACCGAGGGATGTGCCGCGCCGCCCCCCCGCTTAAATAATGCTAATCTTTGTGTTTGTTGTTTTGGTTTGGGGGTTTGGTTTGGGGTGTTGTGTGGTGTTGGGTTTGTGTGTGTGTGGACCCCTGGGGTTCCCTCCGTCAGTTTCGGTTGATCGCCGCTAGCAAGTAGCTTTGGTTGCTAGGCCGCAGCCAGTTAAGGACATGCGGCGGCTGCCCCTCTGACGGGCGATCTCTCGGCGGCTGGCCGAGGCACAACTGTTGACCGAGTTGTGTGCGGTGTGGTTGCATTATGTCAGTGGCTTTGTGGGCCGTCAACGTTTATGGGTATAGGTTTTGGCTATGTCCGGTGTTTTGGTGGATGTTTTTCGGAGGGTTGGTGTGCCTGATCCTGGTGGTTGGTTGTTGAAGTGTGGGTCTGATGATTCGGAGTGGGACGATGATGGGTTGGATTGGGGATCAGATTCGGATGTACCGGTTGATTCTGCGTGCGACTTGGAGAACCCGGAGGGGTGCGAGTCGTGTCAGTAAGGAGTGTGCTGTAGCTGATCCTGATTTGTGTATTTGTGTTGATTGTAGTTGTGAGGTTTTGTGATGGCTGTTAAAAAGGCTGTTGTTAAAGAAAAGGAGAAAAAGGTAATGCCTGAGAAGGGTGAGAAGAAGTCTACGGTTGTGAAGGTTGATCGTGTTGAGATGCTTCATTGGAAGAATGTTGCTCGTAGTTTTGCTGTTGCGCTAGGTTGGTCTAAGGAAGATATTGAGAAGGAGTTTGGTAATGAAGAGTAAGAAGAAGCCTGTGAAGAAGGGTTTGTCGAATCCGAAGGCTGCGAAGGGTGCTGCTGCGTCTTCTGCGAAGGGCGGTAATCGGAGTATGAAGGGTTCGTCTGCTTCTGCTGCGAAGGGCGGTAATCGTTACTCGAAGGGTAATAAGAATCGTCCTTTGCCGATGAAGAAGAGTGGTCGGCGGCGCTAATGCCTGCGAAGAAAGACCCGAAGCTTGCTCGGGCTGGGGTGTCTGGTTATAACAAGCCGAAACGCACGCCAAATCACCCAACGAAGTCGCATGTTGTTGTGGCGAAAGGCAAGGGGTGTGAGAACGGCAAAACGATTCGGTTTGGGCAGCAGGGTGTGAAGGGTGCGGGGAAGAACCCGAAGACTGCTTCTGAGAAGGCGCGTCGCAAGTCGTTTAAAGCTCGTCATGCAAAAAATATTGCGCGTGGTAAGTGCTCGGCTGCGTACTGGGCTGACAAGGTGAAGTGGTAGTGGCTCCTCGTAGGGTTGCTAACCCTGGCCCTTCTGCGCGTTATTATCGCCGAAATCCTTCTGCTCGTCGTGTGAAAGCAGAGAAGGATACTGAAGTTAATGCTCGTCCTTCGCAGCAAGCAAAGCGACGCGAGTTGGCGAAAGCCCGACGTGAGCGTGGAATGATGGGCAAAGGCGGCAAGGATTTGTCGCACACTAAGTCTGGTCGGATGGTCCGTGAATCTGTAAAGAAGAACCGTGGCCGTCAGGGAGCAAACGGTAAATCAACGAAGAAGTGAGGGTATATGCCTTCTGGTAGGCACACTACGCCTCAACAATGGGTTCAGTACTTGTTGCTTCGGCGTGCCGGAACATCTATGCGTCAAGCAGCAATAAAGGCTGACGTAAATTATCATTCAGCGCGCGACAACGAATCTGGGCGAACGTCTACTCGTGCATGGCTTCAAGCAAAAGAACAAGTAGACAAAATTGGTGTTTCGGCTATCCCGTCTTACGACGAACTGCCGCCAGAGGTACAAGAAGCCTACGACAACATCGAAGCGTTTGCGCTCAGATTTTTCGGCATAATCCTACAACCCTGGCAAATAGAAGCAACCGAACACATTTTCACACTCCTTGATAGCTCACAGGAAGAATACACAGTAATCAACGCGCCACCCGGCTCTGGAAAATCCACGTTTTTTGCCAAAGTTATCCCAGCCTTTGCCACAGTCCGAAATCGGGCTATCCGCGGAATGATCGGTTCATCTACCCAGCGACTTGCTGAATGGTACACTCGTCGGCTACGCGCAGAATTTGAACGCGAGCATGTTGCCCGTGCAGAATTAAACGATCAAAAACTTGGTTTAGCTGTCGATGCGGAACGCACCATGCAACAAGACTTTGGTGCGTTTAAACCAGACGCGAAAGAAATTTGGCGCGCCGAAGCTTTTACAGTTTTGCAGCCAGACGACCAGCCGCTGTCGCAGAAAGAACCAACGTGGTCAGCGTTCGGAATGGATTCCGGTTTCTTGGGTGGCCGGTTTGATCTGGTTATTTGGGACGACGTGTGGGACCCGCGCAAAATGCGCAACTCTGAATCCCGTGCCGATATGTACCGTTGGTGGGATGAGGTTGCAGAGACTAGACTTGAACCAGGCGGATTGTTTATTCTAAACGGACAGCGGATGTCGTCTGATGACATTTACCGTTACGCTTTAGACAAGAAAACTCCTTTGGATGACACTGAGGTGGAGGGGGGAATGGTGTCTGGGGAGAACCCAGAACGGGATTCCTCCAATCTTGTTGAAACACCCCCCTCCACTGAGTACGAAGAATCGAAGTATCATCATCTGAAATATAAAGTTCATTACGAAGATCGTTGTAATAACGATCATGGAGTAGACGCAAAGCCATATCCAGAAGGATGTTTGCTGTATCCACGGCGGTTGCCGTGGCGCAGAATCCGGCATATTGCTATGCAAACACCTGACCGATACGAAATTTTGTATCAGCAAGAAGATTCTGACCCGTCGTCAGTTCTTGTTGACCCAATGTGGGTTAGCGGTGGGGTAGGTAAAGACGGTGTAGACCACGTTGGTTGTTGGGACAATGACCGCGGGTTGTGGGAGCTTCCTCAATATCTTCCGTCTGATCCGCTTATTGTTGCTTCGGCAGACCCGTCGCCTAGTAATTATTGGGCGTTGCAATGTTGGGCGTACGTCGAAGAATCAAATTATCGTTACTTGTTGGAGTCGTACCGTCAAAAAATGGACGCTCCATCATTTTTGGATTGGAATCATGACAGACAAGAGTTCACTGGGATTGCTGAAGAATGGTGGCAAATATCTAACGATATTGGACACCCGATTCAATATTGGATTGTTGAAGCAAACGCTGCGCAGAAATTCATTTTGCAATATGACCATTTTCGTCGTTGGGCTTCGACGCGTGGTGTCGAACTTGTGCCGCACTACACGCATTCAAGAAACAAAGGCGACCCAAAATACGGAGTTCAAATGCTGGCTTCCATCTACCGTTCGGGCAAAGTACGACTCCCAGGTAAACAAGGTACTGCTGCACGACCGCACTCGTTGCTTCTTGTAAACGAAGTCACAAAATGGAATCCAGAAGGAACAGGGTCTAGGACTGACGACTGTGTTATGGCACAATGGTTTTTTGAACATAATCTTGAAAAAATTTATACACCACAAATAGAATCAGTTCGTCAATGGCGACCTTCTTGGATGGGATAGGTGCGTATGAAATCAGCCGAAGAAATTGTTGAACTTTACTACAATCGCAAAAATGCGCATTCTGGGGTTAAAGAACGAATGCGTCATATTAGGGATCATTACAACGGTGACGTTGTTGTTCCTTTGCCAGAAATTGATTCAACAGAATCTTCTGCTGTAGCAAATCTTTTGGCGCAGGGTTTGGATCAAACTGCAATGCGGATTGCGTCAGTTCTTCCTGACATTGTTTGCCCGCCTGATAATGAGACTTCTAAGCAGGCTCAGAAGTATGCTCAGATTCGTCGCAAAGCTATGTTTGGTTGGTGGCAGAATTCTACGCTTGATCTTCAGTTGGCTAAACGTTCTCGTCATTTGATTGGTTATTCGCAATCTGTGACTCAGATTCGGTTTGATAAAAAGAAGAATGTTCCGACTTGGCATACGCGTGATCCTTTGACAGCGTATCCGTCGAATCTTCGTGGCGTTGATGACATGACCCCGATTGATTGCGTGTTTGGTTATGAACGTTCAGTTGGTTGGGTTCAACAGCATTATCCCGCTCAGGCTTTGCAGCTTATGGGCGGGCCGAGCAATATGCGTTACGAGCCAGACAATCAAATTGAACTAATTGAATATGTCGATAGCGAATGTAATGTTCTTGTTGCTATTAATGAACCGCACGCTAATCAAGGTCATGTTATTCAAGAACTAGAGCGTGTTGAACATTATTTGGATCAATGCCCGATTGTTGTTTCAAATAGGATTTCGTTGGATGGATCTCGTGGACAGTTTGACGGGATTCTTGGCATGTATCAGCAGCAGGCAAAGTTGATGGCTTTGGAAGTTCTTGCTGTGCAGAAGGGCGTGTTCCCTGATACTTGGCTTATTGGCAATGCTGGTGAGCAGCCAAAGATTGTTAACACGGCAAATGGTTTGACTGGTGAAGTTGGTGTAATCCGTGGCGGCACTCTTAGAGATATGCAGTTGCAGCCTGGGTTTATGACGAACCCGGCGATTGATAGGTTGGAGCGTGCGCAGCGTTTGACTGCGGGTATCCCTGCGGAGTTTGGCGGTGAATCCACTAGCAATATACGAACGGGTCGCCGCGGTGACGCTGTGCTTTCTGCTGTGGTTGATTTCACGGTTCAGGAAACGCAGAAAACAATTGCGCGTGCGCTAGAAGAAGAAAACAAACTTGCTATTGCGTTGTGTAAGAAACACGCAGGCAATAAGCCAAAGTCGTTTTATGTTTCGGTTGGCAAAGTTAAGGGGAAGGTGGATTACACCCCGAACGTTCATTTTACGACTGACGACAATGTTGTTTCTTATTCGCAAGCCGGTGCAGATATTAACAACTTGGTTATTGCTGGCGGTCAACGTCTTGCAATGGGAACCATGTCTAAAGAATCGTTTATGCGAATAGATCCTTTCATTGAGGATGTTGAGCATGAAAAGGATTCGGTAACTTCTGAAAAGTTGGAAGAAGCGTTGCTTGCTAGTTTGCAGCAGCAAGCTATGCAGGGTGCTTTGCCTCCTTCTGATTTGGCTCGGATTATGGACTTGGTTTCTAGTGACCGGCTTGAGTTGGCTGATGCTGTTGCGAAGGTTCAGCGTGAAGCGCAAGAGCGTCAGGCTGAACAGGTTGAAGCGACTGCTCCTGAAGCGCAGCCTGGGATTGCTTTGCCGGGTGCTGGGGCAGAGTCGAATGTTTCTCCACAACCTTCTCCACAACCTCCACAAGAAATGGGTTTGCGTGAACTTTTGGGAGCGTTGTAATGCCTCGGAAAAGAAACACTCAAAAAGTTCAGACGGCTACTGGGCAAGAGTATGGGCAAGCAAAGGAACAGGCAGACGCTCAGAAGTTGATTCCGCTTCCACAAAATCCTGACCCGGCAATGCGTCCTGGGGGTTTGCCGTTTGCTCGCCCGACTGAACGGCCAATGGAAACAGGTTTGGGATCTACTGATGTTCCTGACATGCGTATTCCGATGCAGGAAACTGAACGCATGAAGATTCTTTCGGTTTTGCCGGTTTTGTCAGAGATTGCGTCGTTGCCTGATGCTTCTCCGCATTTGCGTAACACGATTCGTATGATGCGTCGTCAAGTTGGCAACGTAGAAGAGTTTGGCTCTAAAGGGTACAGCGTAGATGAGTAGCTGGTACGGAAATATGTGGAATGGGGCCACCGATCTTTTTGATGGGTTGGGTTCTTTCGGAGCTGATATTTATCGTGCTGGCGGTGAGCTTGTTGAGGGAGATATTGGTGGCGCTGCTGATTTGATTGTTGGGTCAGCGCAAGAAGATTTGCTTGGGACATCTTTGATGGGGTTGTTTGGCCCACAAGGTGTTGTTGGCACAGCAATTGGTGCTATCCCTGAACCTATCCGTCAGCCTGCCAAGTCAGTTATTAACCCTGTTTTTGGTGTTATTAATTTTGGCTTGGAAGAAATTGTTGATAGGCCGCTTGGTACTGGTGCAACAATTTTGAATCTTGCGGTAACTAAACCTTCTGCTTTGTTTGATTTGTCAACGTATGCGCGAGCATACGCAATTAATGACGAGCGCACTGTAGGCCAGTCGGTTATGACGCTTGCTTATTTGAGCGATCCTTTTAATGAAGAAGAGTTTGACCAGCTTCAAGACAAACCTATTTTTAACTTGTTTTCCGGCGCGATGGACTTTGCTGCCGAATTTTTAGATCCAACTATTTATGCTGGCATGTTTGCTGTTAAGGCTGCTCGCGGTGCAGCAGTTGTTGGTAATTTGTCTAAAACTGGTCAAATTTCAAGCCGGTACGGACGAACGTTTTCAAACGCTAGGCATTTGTCTAGTGGGAAACGTTTAGCGGCTGCTCCTGATATTAATTTTGTTCGTGGCCGTGGAATGGGTGTTAGGCGAGCAGATATTGCTGGCCGGAGAATTCGTGGTTTGACTGCAACCGATCAACAGATTGCTCGTAGGCAGAAAGTTGCTGATTTGTTTACTGACGAACGGTCAGCAAACTTTGTTAAAAACGATCAGTTTGTTCGGATGAACAATGCTGTTCAAGAAGGAACTAGTGCTGCTGAACGTGCTGCTATTGCAACTTTGCATATGGGCAAGGCAGCTAAAACGTTTGGCCGCGAAAACATACTGAAATGGGCAACTGGAGAAACTGCTGCTGCTCGCGAGTTGTCTATGCGTGTGATGATGGGCGATAGCACTGCGCATTTGGACGCAATGAATGTTGCTAAAGAAATTCAGCGTATGCACAATAGTTCTGATTGGGCTGCTATTTCACAGTATCGAACTACTTCGTTTAGACGCGGCAAGACCGATATGACTGCCGATCCGGTTACTGGGGATTTAACTCCTGTTGATCCTAGAATTCAAAATTTGTCAAAACAGTACGACGATTTGGTTAGTCAAGTTGATTGGAATTTGCTTGATAAAACAAATGATGCTTTGAAATCGGCTTTGCCTAAATCAATGGCTATTGATCCTAACACTGGTTTGTATAAAGTGAAGGATGTTGCTGAAGCAACGTTGAACTCTGTCGATAACGGGATTGCTGTTCAAGCAATTGAAGATTTGGTTGGCAAGTACGATCCTTCTGCACGTTATGCAAACAGTGTTTTTCTTCAAACTGGAGAAGTTCGCAACCTTCCTTATGGCGTGCGAATTAGCAAAATCTTTGAAGAACAAACTAATTTCTTGAACAGAACTAAAAAGAAGTCTGCTATTACTACTTATGTTGATCCAGATACGTTTCTTGGTCAAAGCAAGGTTGTAAGGTTTATTAGTGAAAAAGTAAACCGTGCAAGGATTTACTTTCACGACTCGGGATCTACTGTTGCTGTTCAGCGAACGATGCGTGATGCTTCTCGTATTGTGTTGCCTAACGGCAAAAAGTTTATAACTGATGATCGCGCAAGAAATATTGTTCAAAGGTATGAGCAATTGCGTTCTCAGGGCAATATTGCTCAAGCTCAAGACTTGTTTCTTACAGAAGTTCGCAAAATTAATGAAGAACTAGATAATTATCTTGCACAATTTCATCTTGACAATGGGTTTGCTTACGAGCGGCACATTGCTGATGAGTGGGAACTAGCACAGAGAGAAGTAACTAGCGGCAACAAGCGAGAAACAGTCATTTCTTTGCAAGATGATAACGGCAAAGTTGTAGGTTCGGCTGTTGCAACTACCGGTACTAATGGTGAGACTATTTTGGCTAATGTTCGTGTTAGCCCTCGTCAGCTTGAACGTTCTGCTGCTTTGCCCCGGTATGATATTGTTCAGAAGAACATTGAACTAATTGCTAAACGAGCTAGCAGTTCTCGCCGTGTCCGTGTTAGCACTAAAACCGGCGATGTGTTTCGTCTTGGCGTGCGCAAAGGCGGGGATGTTACAAACGTTCCAATGAAGTATTGGCGTTCTGGAGTGTTGCTTACTCCAAAGTGGCCTATGCGAATTACTTTGGAAGAGCAGTTGCGTATGGCAACGCAGCTAGGAACTTTGGCTACAAGTTTGAACTTCTATAAAGGCGTAGGTGAACTACGCAGAAGTTATGCCATTCACAATTTTAGTAACGCTGACATTTTGGCAGACCACAATTTGTTAGAACAAGCAGTTCGTGATGCTGCTGGCTCTTCAGGGGAAACCAAATCGTTGCTAGAATTGATGGACGATATTGGAGTTGACGGGTTCCAAAAAATTGTTAAAGGCCTTGTTAAAGAAAAGGTTATGACTCGTCGTGCGTTGCGGCGTTCTAAGATTAATTCGTCATTGAAAGCTGTTGGTGTTGCTGCGCTGTTTACAAATCCGTTTGTGGGGGGTCTTTATGGATTTGTGAGCTTTGGTCGCAAAACTAGACGGATGATGCAGCAACAGCAACGCACTGCTGCTTTGCATATGTCTGCTGCTTTGCGTGCGCGTGCTCGTCAAATGATTCTAAAAAGTCCTGACGATCAAATAGCGTATGCCGCTGCTATGGACATTATGTCTGAAGCAGATTATTTGGCTAAGTTGGCTGCTCCAGGACCGTACCGACAGAATGGTCGGTTTGCGAAACGGCCAATATCGCAAGGTGAAGCACAACAAGCTTTGAATAGTTTTGAGTTGGCTGACGATTTGCTTGATGAAGCCGGGTTTGGCAAGTTGCAAATTGGTGGGCAAGCTTTTCGGGCAGGATTTGGTGACGATCCCCGATTTATGGCGCAGATTCAACGCGAAGTTTCAGCTAATCAACATGCTGGGACGTTGTTGCGTGGTCATAAAGAAAACGTTGCTAGAGACTTGGCTGAGAGTGCTAAAGCTGATTTTAAAATTAGCGACGTTTTGGAAATGTCAGGCGACGAATTTGCTGACGCTTGGGGCGTAATGCTTAACCGCATGTCTTCTGCAAGCGCAAATAACGAGTTTTTTCAAATTGTTTGGTCAAACGAAGATGTTGGAGTTCGACTAGACAAACTTGTTGATTTGCTTAACAACAATCCTGAAGTGTTCCATTCGGTTATTTCAGACGTTCATCCAGCGTTTGTTGCAGACGACATGGATTTGATCGCTGAATACATTCTTACAGAATACGACAATATTTTGCCGCCAGGATCTTTTGATGGTTTTCGTGATCTTGTTCGCAGCGGCGAAGAAGTTCGTTGGCAAGACGTTCAAGACTTTATAACAAGTTCCAATGGATCTATATCTTTTAACGACGCTATAGATTTGTATCGGAATGAAGGATACGAACATTTTGGTAAGGCTTTGCACCCAGAAGTTGTTGAACTGCCAACCCAAATGGGTTTGAAAGTTGACAAATATATTGAAAACTTTTACGAAATGTTTGGCACTTTGCCGTCAGACGAACTATCTCGTTTCCCGTTCTATAAAGCAACGTATGACGTTGAACTTCGTAGGTTGACTTACCGGATGCTTGACGATGACGGGACGTTGACTATTTCTCAAAACCAAATGAACAATTTGGAACGGCAAGCACGAGAGTATTCTCTTCAGCAAACACGAGATGTTTTGTTTGAATTGGCAGAAACTTCTCGGCTGGGTGAATTTATGGGGAACGCGTCGCCGTTCTTTAGTGCTTACATGGAAGTTATTGGGCGTTGGGCTGGGTTTACTGCTGATAATCCGTTCTTTATTGCTAAAGTTGGTCATTTGTATAAACAGCCGTGGGAAGCTAAAACTCTTGGGCTACAGCAAGTCACGGTTGAGACTAACGCTGGAGGCGAAGCTACTTACATTGTGTTTAAGCCGTCTGGCGATGCTTGGGATGAAGAAGGAAACCCAACGACCATCTTTGAAGCAATGCCTGAATCTATTCGGGATTTGTTTATTCCAGCGGCTATGCGAGACAGTGATGCCCCGCTTCGGTTTTCTAAAGACGGTTTCAATACGTTGATGCAAGGGTCACCTGGTTTTGGGCCTCTAGTGACTGTTCCTGCACGAGAAGTTCTTAATACCAAACCAGAGTTGGAACCGACTCTTAAGTTTATGTTCCCGTTTGGTCATCCGCATGGAGATTTCTTTACGAGAACAAGATCAGCATTGTTGCCTGCTTGGTCTAACAATGTTGAGAATCTTCTTAGACAGACTCACACGCGAGAAACTGTTGTTAATCGGATGTTCCGTGACCTTACGATCCAAATGGCTGATGCTGGTGATCCTCTAGATTGGAATGACGAAGTTCATGTTATGGAAGTTTTGGAAGAAGCCGAAAGGCGAACTGAAAACTTCTTTATGTTCCGAGTATTTGCTGGGTTGTTTTCGCCAACGTCAACAACTGTTTTGTCGCCTTATGACGGGCTAGTGCAGCAATACCGAGAATTGGAAAACAATCTAGGCTTTGAAGAAGCACAAGAACAGTTCTTGACTCTTTACGGATCTGACTTCTTTGCTTTGACTGGCAGAATGTCGCAATTGAATGATGGTGTTGCTTCTACTTGGGAGTCTGAAGAGCTTTATATGGCTAATCAGAAGCTAGTTCAAGCGCATCCTGAAATTGGAGCATGGATTACAGGCAGTGTTGGCACTGTTGATGAAGAAACAGTCTTTTCGCAAATCACATATAACAAGCAATTTATTGATCCTGTTTCTCCTGGTTCGCAAACTACGCGTAGAGAGATCAAAACTCCGCAACAGTATGTTGAAGACACCCAAGTTCAACAGGGTTGGAGAGAGTATTCGGACTTGATGTCTGAAATTAGGGGTTATCAAGACCGTGCTGCTGCTGTAGGTCTTTCTACGGGGTTGACTTCTAACCATATGAGGAAAGTAAAAGCTCTTAAAGACGCTGCTGTTGAAGAAATTACTGCCCGGTTCCCTGCTTGGCGTAAGGAATTTGATGATTTTGGGTCTTCAACGGCTCGGCTGGTTGCTGTTTATGACGGTTTTGCTGCTGCTTTGCAAGTTGAAGAGATTGTTCAGCGTCCTTCGTCAAAGCATGTGATGGAGTTTTTGCAATTCCGTATTGAATTGCAGAAACTTCTGGATGATAGAGCAGCGGCTGGGTATACAAACAATATTCAGGCTTCTGAAAATTCAGATATTGCAATGGTGTGGGAAAGTGGTAAAGAAGAGTTTGGGATGCGTCCTGACTTTGAGACTATTTACGACAGGTACTTCGCTCGGGATAAACTGTTGCCACAAACTTTTATTAGTGAAGACGATTTTCCAATGTTGAAATTGATGGTTAAGTACTAATTATGACTTGGCGAGAAGATTTAGAAGACCTAAAGAATAATCCGTTCATTTTTGATGATCCTATTCTTGGGGTAAAGGAAACTTTTAGTGATCCTTTGACTCAAGAGGTTTCAGGCGAAAGTTCGCGACCTGTACCGGTTCTTCAAAGCCAAATTATTCAAAGACTTCCTAATGAGTTGAATCCAAGTGCGCAACTTCGGTTGGCTTTGGAAATGTTTTTGAACGTTGATTCTGCTTATAGCGATTTGGACGAGGTTCTTGAAGAAGATGGTTCTGTAAATCAGGATTCGTTTATGTCTGCTGTTCAGACTACGTTGCAGTTGGCTGCTACTGCTGGTCCTATGGGTTTAAATACGACTACAAAGTATTTGGACATTCTTACTGGGGCTTCTTCAAGTGGTGATTCTGGTAGTGGGCGTCCTTCAATTGATGAATTGTTGGCTAAGGCTGCGAGTGAAGAATCTGGTAAGGCTTTCCCGTTTAGCGGTCTTGTAATTAACGAAATGCTTGATCGTGGATTGTCTAATGTTCTTGGTAGGGGCGCAAGTAAGCCAGAACAAAAGGCGTTTACAGAAATAATTTTGAAAATGGGTGATTCTGTCAATACAACTGATTTGGTTCTTGAAGCTGAAGCTTTTGGCCGTCAGACTAGCCCGAATGAAGCTGCCGGATATTCAATGGTTGAAGCTGCTGGGTCTGTTATGAAAGTTCTTGGGTTGGGGTAATTATGGAACGTGGATTGGAAATTTGGGTTTCTCTTACCGAAGAAGAAAAAACGCAGGTTCTTAATGGTGTTGCTCCTGAGTTTCTGTCGCCTTACGATTTTTCGGTACTTCAAGACTGGATTAATACGAGTTTGCGCTCGCAAACTTCAACTACTCCTTTTAATGCTACAGAAATTTTAAATCCAGACGCCCCAAAGGCTTCTCCGCCGCGTACTTCTACAAGAACTTTTACGAGTGCTACTAGTAACGTTCCTGAAGCACCAGCGCCTACTTCTACGAGGACTCCTAGCACTGGACCAGCGCGTACTTCTACGAGGACTCCTAGCACTGGAATTGTTGAGTTTGATCAGCCGGTAGAAGCTATTCGAGACTCTCTTAACCAATTGGCTACTGAAGCGCCTAGACCATTTACTCCTGGTTTTGAACTTGACATTAGTAAGTTTATTAGCCGATTTGTTCAAGAAATTGATGGTCTAATTGGCGGTGTAGAAAACGAAATAGACAATTTGAATCAGCAAATTGCTGACACTTATTATGTCGGCGCTGACGTTAGCGAACAGAATGCTTTGTATTATGCGTCCGCAATCGCGTTTCTTAAAAATCTAAACGAATTCAATAATCTTGATGATCCAGATATTACTATTGAAGATTTGTTTTCAGGCGATACCCCAATCAGAGTAAAAGATTTTGAATACGGCGCTTTTAAAGTTGAAACAATCCGTACTTTTGCTAATGGGTTTGAGCTTCTTGACGCTCTTTATGATGCTGATCCGTTGTTGCATCCTGGAACTGGCATTTACGAAACAGAAGCAGATATTAAAAAAGCCCAAGAAGAAATTTCAAAAAGTATTGAAAACTATTCAGAGATTGAAGATACGCGGCCAGAACTTGTTGATTCTTTGTCGGATTCTAAAAAAGAATTGGCAAGGCTGTCTCAAGTTAAGTTTAATTTGAATGGTTCTTTGGGTATTGGTGAAATAGGCACTACTGAAGAAGATTTGATGGGGCCAGTTTCTGATGAAGGGAAACTTGCTGTAGCTCTTAATTCAATGAGGGAACTTCAAGAGTACGCTGATTTCCGTTATTTGATTGACCCTCTTGAAAATTTGCGGCAGTCGATTGCTCCTGGTTTAGAATCAATTTCTTTGGTAAATAATCCAGAGTTGTCTGCGGCAATGCGTAGTAACGCTACTGCTGAATCTGAACGTCTGTTGTCTGTTTCAACTGAGCGTTCTGTTACAACTGAGCGTCCTGACGCTTCTGCTTTCGGTACGTTTGTGCCCAGTGAGCGTCCTGACGCTTCTGCTTTCGGCCAGTCTGCGCCGAGTCAAAGCCCTAGTGTTTCTGGTTTTGATCCTGGTATGAATTTGCAGGGTGGTCAGCCTGCAAGTGTTGAACCTGTTGTTCTGGGTGGAGGAAATCAACGTCCTGATGCTTCCGCTTTTGGCGTTGTTCCTTCGCAAACTGGTGAGGAACAACCTGGTAGCACGCCAAGACAACCGTGGCAATTGCCTAGTGAAATACAGTATGAAGTTGTTGAAGCAATGACTTCTTTGTTTGGCATTAGAGCAGCGTTTTGGAATTTGGATGAAAACCAATTGAAGATTGGTGTAGACAGAAACGGTTTGCCTGTTGATCCAAACTCGTCAGAAGCACTACGAGTTGAACATCTTCTGTCTTATATTTCAGGAAGAAAAATTACTGATGAGAACCGGATTCTAGCTGCTGTTGAACAAACGCCGTGGTATAGAAGTACAAATGCTTCTATGCGGGAGTTTGATGCTAAATATGGCGGGCTAGAAGCGTTTCTAAGTTTGAATCCTGAAAATCAGCTTGACAAAATTGGTGACGTTTACACTGTTGTTGAATCTGGGTTTAAGCAACTTGGTGTTCAGGTTTCTGAAGATCGAATGATTGAGATTGCTGCGACGTTGGATTATTTGGGGTATGAGCTAGACGAAAACGAAATCTTTACTGCTGTTATGGAGGAAGCAAAACGTGTAGAGAATCAGTTTAATGCTGAGACTGCTGAGTTTACTGAGTTTGCTTCTAGTAGAGATGCGGTTCAGTCTCTTGCGCAGCAGTATTATTTGAATCTTCCTGCAAGTGTTATTGCAGATTATGCTGAACAGCTTTTTACTCGTGATATGACGGTTGAAAAGTTGGGTTCTATTTTTAGAGAACAAGCTTCTGCAAGGTTTGCTCAAGATGTTCGTGTTCAAAGTGCTTTGAATGCCGGGATGACTTTGGAGCAGTATTTTGCTCCTTATCAAGGCGAGTTGGAACGTATTTTGGAACGTCCGGTTGATTTGTTTTCAGAGTTTCCTGAAGTTCTTGAATTCATGGGGTCTGATGGGGATGTTCGTGCGATGACGTATTCAGAGATGCGTCAGTTTGCTCGCGAGCAGCCTGAGTGGGCGCAAACAACGGCTGCTCAAGATGCTGCTACTGAAATGGTGTTTGAACTTGGACGATTGTTTGGGACGGTGGCGTAATGGCTATGGATCGCGGTGAATTTGCTGAACGTCTTTTGATTGGTATTGATGCGCCGGTAACTGCTTCAAATATTGAAGCGGTGCTTGCTTGGATGGAAGGTGAGAATACTAGGGCAGATAACAATCCTTTGGCGACAACTTTGTCTTCGTATGATTCTGAGGGCGCTACATATTTCAATACTTTTGGCGATCAAGGCCAATATCATGTTCGCAATTATACAACTCCTGAACAGGGACTTGATGCGACTATTAGTACTTTGAATTTAAGTTATTATTCTGATATTAAAAATGCTTTGCAATCAGGGACAGACGCTGCCGAATTGGAAAAACTTGTTGCGGATAGTCCGTGGGGTACAAAAAACTTTGGTTCTGTAAGTTCAACTTCTTCTAATATCGTATTGGGGACCGCATCTCAGGATCGAGTTATGACTAGCACCGTTGATTCAATTAATCAAAATCCAATTTATCAGTACAACGTTGGGGACAGTAATACAACTACTGTTACTGTTGCAGATCCAATTAACCAGAATCCTATTTGGCGTTACAACCAGCAGGATATTGGTGGTTCGCAAGAACTTATAACTATAAACGGGGTTGAGGCTACTAGAGCCGAGTGGGAGGCGCTTGCAGCGTTGTCTGATGAAGAGCGAGAAGTTCTTCGGCAGATGCAGGATGCACAACCAGTTGTTGATGAACCTCAAACTGAACCAGTAAATCCAGAACTAAGTCCAGAAGATTTGTTTCGGATGCAACAGGAGGCGTATCAACAACAAAGGCTGGCAGACGAACTACTAAGGCAAGAAGATGCTTTTGCTATTGCTAGAAGCATGTTGGATGATATGGGGCTGGGAAGTCTTTACGACAAAGTTTATGATTTGATTGTGAGTGGTCGTAGCGCTGAATCTGCTATGGCACAAATGCGTTTTGAACCAGAGTTTAAAGCACGTTTCCGTGGTATGGAGGAGCGGATTGCTAATGGTTACAACGCAATTACTCCAGGTCGGTACTTGGAACTTGAAGATAATTATCGAAACATGCTTGAACAGGCTGGGTTTCCTGGTGATTTCATTCAAGATTTTCATGAGTTTATTGCTAATGATGTAAACGAAACTGAGTTTGGTGATCGTATTCAAGTTGCGATGCGTGCTGCTGAGGCTGCTGATCCCGTGATTCTTGAAGAATTGAAAACTCGTTATGGGATTGGTATTGATAGCAAAGCCGATATCACGATGTATTTCCTTGATCCTGAGCGTGCTGTGACTTTGTTGGAAGCTAAAACCCAGCTTGGTGTTGCTGAACTTTCTGCTGCAACTACAAAAGCTGTTGGTGGGAGGTTGACAGAGACAACGGGTAGGGAGTTGTTCCAGCGTGGTTATGTGAGTCGTGAAGTAGCTGAACGTTTGAAGGGTCAGGGTTCTTTGCGTCAACGAATGGTTGGGGAGGGAGCGACTGGTTCTAGGACTGGCCCGTTGACTTCTTCGTCTTTGGCTGCTGCCGAGTTTGGTTTGGATTCTGAAGCGGTTGCGCGGTTGAAGTTGTTGCGTCAGAAACGTCAACAGCGTGGTGTTCTTGAATCTGGGGCGGCTATTAATGCTTCTGGTGTTAGCGGATTTAGTATTGCCCAGTAATACTTGACAGTTGTAATTAAAACTCTTATTCTGGTTTTTAGATTGGCCCTTGAAAAAGGTGAGCTATTCTACAATATAGGTTCCGTTTGTTGTCCACCGCAACGAACGCGTATTTAAAGGTGAGTGACATATGACAGATGAAATGCCTACTGAGGCTACAGACTCTGTTAGCCAAGAATCGAAACCAAATTGGCGACGTGATCTTGAAAACCGGGCTAAAGCCGGTGACGAGGCGGTTGCCGAGTTGGCGCAGTTGAAACGTGATTTGTCGTTCCGTGATGCAGGTGTTGATCCAAGTTCTAAACAGGGTCAATATTTTATTCGGGGCTACGAAGGCGAGATGACTGTGGATGCTATTCGTGCTGAAGCTGTTGAGCTTGGGTTGGTTGGGGAGAGTAATACCCTGGCTAGTCCAGCACCGCCTATTGATTATGGTGCGGAACAGCGAATTGCGATGGCCGCTGACGATGCTGGACCCGTTGCTAATCCTGATCTTGATACGTTGATTCGTCAGACAACTTCGCCTGAAGAACTTCAGAATTTGATGGAAGCTAACGGCTACACTTGGAATGCAGCAGTCTGATAGCTAATTAGGCGTTTAGATTACGGGAGTAATTCTAATGCCGTACATTGCAAATACTACTGGTACCGCTGCGGTATCAACTGACACTACTGCTTTTGAGCAGCTTGCTTATTTTGCGCTTCGTTCGCAGCCAATGCTTGAAATGGTTGCTGATGTTCGTAGCACTAATCAGTCGCACCCTGGTTCGTCTGTGCAGTTTACGTTCTATGACGATCTTGCTCGTTCGACTAGCGCATTGACGGAGCTTGACGAGGTTTCGGCTGTTGCTCTTGGCGATAGTACTGTGACCGTTACTCTTAATGAGTACGGTAACGCTGTTGTGACTTCTGCCAAGCTGCGTGGCGTGTCGTTCCTGAACGTTGACGCTGATGCTGCCAACATTGTTGGTTACAACATGGCTGATTCGATTGATGCCATTGTTCACGATGTTGTGGTTGGAAGCGCTGTTAGTGCGCAGGTTCACTACGCTGGTAATGCGACTTCTCGTACCACGATTGATGCTTCTGACAATCTTGATGCGGGCGATGTCCGTGAGGTTGTTGCTCAGCTTCGTCGTGATTCGGTTATGACGTTTGGTGGCGGTCATTATGTCGGGATGATTCACCCTGACGTGTCCTACGATTTCCGTTCGGACACTGCTGTTACTGACATTATTCAGTACCAGATTCGTCAGGATGGATCGGCTGTTCGTCAGGGCAGCATCGGCATGTTTGGTGGCGTTGACTTTATTGAGACTCCGCGTCTTGGTATTGGCATCGACACGACTGCTGGAACGTGGACGAACGCATCGGATGGCGCTGGTTCTACCGGTAACGTTGATGTGTATCCGACGATGATTGTTGGCAAGCAGGCTTTGGCTAAGGCATTTAGCCGTGCGCCTGGTTTCAGCGAAAACCCGTCGATTGTTCAGGGTCCAGTGACCGATATTCTGCGTCGGTTCCAGCCGATGGGGTGGTACCACCTTGTTGGTTACAGCCGGTTCCGTGAAAAGGCGATGGTTCGTATTGAGTCGTCGTCCAGCATTGGGGCTAACGCTTCCTAATGTGATAGGTTAAAGTGGAGAGGGGACCGGGAAGGTCCCGGTCCTCTCTCCCGCTTTTTTGGAGTTTTGTTATGCCTATGGTCAAAGGTAAGAAGTATCCGTATACAAAAGCGGGTAAAGCTGCGGCGAAGAAGGCTGCTGCGAAGAAGAAGGGTAAGCGCTAATGGCTTCAGGTTTGTATGGAGTGACGTTTCTAAACGCACTGAAGAACGATCTTGCTTTGGATCTTGATGACACGACGGCTGACCGTTTTAAGATCATGCTTGTTACGTCGGCGTACACGCCTGACTTTGGCGCACACGATTTTAAGGCGGATGTGACCAACGAGGTTTCTGGCACTGGGTATACCGCTGGTGGCGAGTCGCTTACGTCGGTGACGTTGACGCAGGCGGCTGGTGTTATCACGTTTGATGCTGCTGATGTGACGTGGACAAGTTCTACGATCACGGCTCGGGCAGCGGTGATCTATGACGATTCGTTGGCTTCTGATCCGTTGATTTGCTACATCGATTTTGGTTCGGACCAGTCTTCGAGTTCAGGTGACTTTCAAATTTCGTTCAATGCGTCAGGAATCTTTACTCTTGATTTGACCCCGTGAGGTGAGTTGTGGCTACTAATTACCCTGGAAGTTTGGATGCGACTACGGACGTTGGTGGCGGCACTGAGCCTGAAGCCGTTACTGCATTGGATGATTCGACTTCGGGTCATCCGACTCATGCCGGGTTGCATCAGAATCTTGGTGACGCTGTTCAGCAGATTGAGACGAAGGTTGGTGTTGGGTCTTCGACGCCTTCTGCGAATCAGGTGTTGGCGTGTGCGTCGGGTTCTACTTCGGCGTGGACTGATTCGCCTTCGATAGCGAATATTACGTTGTCTGGCAATTTGAATAGCAAAGAAGCTGATGATCTTGCGTTGATGGTCAACAACGGTGACGTTGGTTATGACGGTCGAAGGATTACAGTGTCAGCAAATGTACCAACAAGTCCTGCTCCTAATACTGGTGATTTGTGGATTGAGATCGCATGACATGCTCGTATCTGGTGTTTTGCAAGAACAGCGACGAGACACGCCCTGACAGGACACCTGAGTGGGTGCAGTCTAAGCCGCACCGAGGCGACATTGTTGGCGTAGTAGAAGCTGGTACGTCGTGGGGTCGTCGTGAATCAATGCAGGTGTGGGTTGCTGACGGTAACGATCCTGCTGATTATCCAGGCGACTATGGGATTGTGAATGTGGTTGATGGCGATGTTGATCTGTCAACAGCCGAGTCTGTGTTTTATCATTCGCGAGTTGTACGGCCAACAACTCCGGCAGACTCTAATCACCGAGTTGAGGAAGGCGGAACTGTGTCTTCTACTGTGGTTGTTTACAAGTTTGGTTGGCGTTTGAGGTTGTCTGAGTTGACGCCTGCTCAACAAGAAGCGTTTGCGTCTAATTACACGATTGATTTGACGCAAGACGAGTTC